ACAACAGAAGAAGGCCAACGATGCAAGAAAAGAATATGATTTATATAATCCTCTAAGAATAGGGCACGACCCCAATGACGACGCTCCTCGAGCTGCCGCCAGCGCCGAACGAGTTAAGCAACAACGTAGACTAGAGAAACTACAGGCATTAAAGAAATAATATAAACCCAAAATTTGGCAAACACAAAAAGGAGAATTATTTCTCCTTTTTCCTTGACTAGGTATAAATATTATTATATAATGCGGGAGTGCATTGTATATTTAGGCACAAAAAAACATTAAGGCAGTACATTAAGGAGACTATTATGGCCATGACACTAGCAGAAATTCGAGCAAAACTACAAGCCAACGAGAACCGCGGTTCCGGCGGCAAATCACAAGGCGACAACGCCATTTACGCACACTGGAACATTCCAGAAAACACAACGGCTCGCGTAAGATTCCTCCCCGACGCAAATACAAAAAATTCCTTCTTTTGGGTAGAACGTGCAATGATTCGTTTACCATTTGCTGGCATTAAAGGCCAAGCAGATAGTAAAATGGTGAATGTACAAGTACCTTGCATGGAAATGTGGGGCGAGGCATGTCCAATCTTGGCTGAAGTACGTCCTTGGTTTAAAGACCCCAACCTAGAAGAAATGGGACGTAAGTACTGGAAGAAGCGTAGTTACTTGTTCCAAGGTTTTGTAAGAGAAAACCCAATTGGAGATGACAAGACTCCAGAAAATCCAATCCGTAGATTCATCATTAGCCCACAGATCTTTAACTTGATCAAGAACGCCCTAATGGATCCTGACATGGAGAACTTGCCAACTGACTACAGTGCTGGACTTGACTTCAACATCAAGAAAACTTCAAAAGGTGGGTATGCAGACTACAACACATCAACATGGGCACGTAAAGAAACTGCTCTTAATGCTGATGAAGCAGAAGCAATTGAAAAGTTTGGTTTATATGACCTAAATGACTTTTTGCCCAAGAAACCAACAGACGTTGAATTGAAAGTAATCAAGGAAATGTTTGAGGCCAGTGTAGATGGACAACCATACGATCCAGATCGTTGGAGTAACTACTACAAGCCTAGTGGCTTTAAAGGTGGTAGCGGTGTTGATGCAGATGCATTACCTGAAGCTAAACCAGTTGCACAAACTAAACCAGCGGTAGCAGCAGTGGCTCCTGCTCCAATGGAAGATGAGGACGACACTCCGGTGGCAAGTGCACCAGTGGTAACTCCTGTAGAAGCTAAACCTTCTACACAAAAAGCCGAAGACATTTTGGCTATGATTCGTAACCGTAAATCTACTACGTAATTTGTAGATACTTGTGACTAGACAGGGACTACGGTCCCTGTTGTTTACTATTATGAAATTAATTTGGTCCAACTCCGGCGACTATCTAAACCTAGATCCCTACAATTCTGAATTCTCAGAATACTATATGTCGACATTGTCGAAGGATAACGCAAACACATTTGCACCAATTAACTCTAGCGTAAACCTAAATTGCTATACTGAGTTACGTGACGCAATTAAAATAATCTCGGACCTATTAGTATCTAAATTTAAATTAACATATTTTGAAAAGTTTCTTAATTTAAATTTATTTGATCAAGCAGTCCTCAATGAGTTGCATCAAACTTGGGTATTGATAACGTTACAAAATCCTCGATTACTAACAGTGATTAGTAAAATAGACGATACGTATTTGTCAATTTGGAATCAAATCAATAAACAACTACACTCTATAGAAACAGATTTTCATATAGACTACCATTCTAATTACAAAGGATGGCAAACTCCTAACCCATATGGTGTTGAATTATTAAGTTTTGATTTTTGTCAAATATCAATTGCATTTTCTCAGCTTGGTAGAACTACGTTTGATAAATGGACTAATTTTGATCGAGACGTATCTAATCTTGATTTAAATAATTTTAACACAATTGGTGGAGAACTCTCGATTGATCTTAGACGATCATCATTAAAAAATGCGCCGTTAGAGTACGCAGAGTTTTGTAAAAACAAAAATATACCAATTGCTGGGGGCAGGTTGAATTTAGCAAACTTTACTAATTATGAAAAGAACATTGCTACTATAAAAGAATTGTTTATTAAAAATTTAAAAAATAACAACACAATCGCATTCAATGAATAATATAAAGTCAATTGCATTTGCATTAGATCCTACCAACGTTCCTAGTTTTTTATTAGACTGGGAAGTAACCAAGTTGTGTAATTTAGATTGTAGTTATTGTAGCACTGGTATAGAAGGTGGTCACGATAATACCACTAAACATCCACCACTTGAGGACTGTTTGCGTACAATTGATTTTATGTATGAATATGTTGACCATTACATGAAACACAAAAAATCAAGTCAGCGTAAAGTTGTGTTAAATGTATATGGGGGCGAAAGTTTATTCCATCCCAACATAGTAGAAATATTAACTGCCTGCAGAGAAAAACATAAAGGTTACGATTGGTACTTGACTATAACTTGTACAACCAATGGTATAGTGGGAAAAACCCAATGGAATCGTATAGTTACTCTTGTTGATGAGTTTACGGTTAGCTATCATGCAGAAAATATGCCTAAACAAAAGCAACAGTACAAAGATAATGTTTTATATCTTAAAGAGAATAATAAAAGATTTAAATGTGTTGTAATGATGCATAATAATGCTGAGTTATTTGCTGATTCAGAAGAAATAATAGAATTCTGTAAAACAAATGAATTGAGATATGTGGCCAAGCCACTTGACAACCATCAATTGGAATGGGCATATACTTCAGAGCAGTATAGCAAACTAAAAACGTTTTGGATTAGCAAAGTTCCAGAAAAGCAAAAATTAGAATACGTAAAAAGTATATCCAACGTTGGTACAAATGAAAAGGTGCTAAGTATCAATGAAGGTAGGCCCTGTTGTGGTGGCCGCAAGTTGAGTTTAAATAATGATTTAAAATCCAGCGTTAGCTTTGTGCCACGCCAAGGCTTTCGGGGATGGAGTTGTAGTGTAAATTGGTTTTTTCTGTTTGTAAGACAACTAGATGGTGCAGTATATACCAATAAAGACTGCATGACTAGTACCAGTGGGAAAATAGAACCACTGGGATATTTGAGCGATACCGCCAAAATACTAACAACTTTGCAAAATCAACTTGACAACAAGGCTATGCCTGTTATACAATGTGTTAAGGAGATTTGCATGTGTGGTTTTTGTGCACCCAAAGCAGAGAATAAACAACAATTTTTGGAACTGATTAACCGAAATGTTCCAGAAAATATATTTCAACATTAAGGAAAAACATTATGGGAAAAGCATTTGACGTAAGTAAATTTAGAAAAGGTATTACCAAAAGTATTGATGGTATCAGTATTGGATTTACTGATCCGACAGATTGGATTAGTACAAACAACTACGCATTAAACTATCTTATCTCGGGCGACTTCAATCGAGGCATCCCCATGGGCAAGGTCACAGTTTTTGCAGGTGAATCGGGAGCAGGTAAAAGTTTTATCTGTAGCGGAAATTTAATTAAAAACGCACAAGCCCAAGGCATTTATGTTATTCTAGTTGATACAGAAAACGCACTGGACGAAGCATGGTTACGAGCACTTGATGTGGACACCAGCGAAGACAAACTGTTGAAACTCAACATGGCCATGATCGATGATCTAGCCAAGATGATCAACGACTTTGTGAAAGAATACCGAACCATTCCCGAAGGCGATCGTCCCAAGGTACTATTTGTTATTGACAGTTTGGGTATGTTGTTAACTCCCACCGACGTCAATCAATTTGCTGCCGGCGACTTAAAAGGTGACCTAGGACGTAAACCCAAAGCACTTACAGCTCTGGTACGCAATTGCGTCAACATGTTTGGCGATTTAAACATTGGTTTAGTTGCAACCAATCACACATACGCAAGTCAGGACATGTTTGATCCAGATGACAAAATCTCTGGCGGACAAGGTTTTATCTACGCAAGTTCAATCGTAGTTGCAATGCGTAAACTCAAACTAAAAGAAGACGAAGATGGTAACAAGATTTCAGAAGTTAAAGGTATTAGAGCTGCTTGTAAGATTATGAAAACACGTTACGCAAAGCCTTTTGAAAGTGTGCAAGTCAAGATACCATACGAAACAGGTATGAACCCATATTCCGGACTAACTGACTTAATTGAAAGGAAAGATCTTTTAAAGAAAGAAGGTAACAGTTTGGTATATACTACTGTTGATGGCGAAATCATCAAGAAGTTCCGCAAAGGTTGGGAACGCAATGATGATGGATGTTTGGATCGAGTAATGGCAGATGTTACGGCTCATCCACACGTACTGTCTAAAACTACATTGGTTGAAAAAACAGAAGAGGAAGAAACAGAATGAGTATTGAAGTAGATGTACTAGGCGAGACCTATACTATTTTAAAACAGTATATTCCCGTTAAGGATAGACAAGAGGCTGCGGACAATTTAATGAGCGTACTAGTAGATATGTTAGGCGACATTGACTTACAAGAGTTTGGTGCAACTGATAGTAATCTAAAGAAAGCACTCAAAGAATATGTTATGGAAGAAGACGACAACTATAACAACGAAGACGAGTAATGTGGTACAATAAGGTAGTTGCCAATCTTGGGGAAATACCTGCGTTCATTGACTATTACGACAGTGAACTCATTATGGCCAAAAACGAGATCAAAATCCAAGGCAATGTTGAACGTGCACTAAGCAACTTGCCCGGCGTTACTGAACATAGGTTTAACCAGCTACAAGAAATTGAAGCGGTATTGGAATACTTAAATATACAGTTACGCAAGATTCGGCGCAAACATTTTCAAAAGTATTTAGAAGCATACGCCAGGGCATTAACCAGTAGAGATGCAGAAAAGTATGTAGATGGTGAAGATGAAGTAATTGACTTTGAAACCATTATCAATGAAGTAGCATTACTTCGTAATAAATGGCTAGGAGTTATGAAAGGCATAGAGAGTAAAAACTTTATGCTAGGACACGTGGTTCGTTTAAGAACTGCGGGCATGGAGGATGTGGTAGTATAATGGATTGGCGTGAACGTGCAGATGAACTACTGGCCGAATACGAGGCCTGTTGTCGTGCTCGCCCATATCACAATGCTCTTGATGTCGAGATAGCAAAAGAAAGTTGTGCAACATGGGCTAGTCATTTGGCAACACAACGTGCCTGGGGCGAGGAAAACGACATAGCCGAAGCCTGCTATCAACTAGAACCCCGCTTAAAAAAATTTAAAGAAACAGTAGTATTGGATATATTAACAGATGGCACTATTTAAAAATGCATACGACAGTCACCAGCATAGTTTAGAAGTATTAAACACAATCTATGGCTATGATAGTTTTTTAGATAGTTTAAGTGTTATTGCTGATATGGGATGCGGCGGAGCAATGGATAGCAGTTGGTGGGCAACGCTAATGACACGCGACGACCCACCAGAGCCACGTAACTATTTGGTTTATGCAGTAGATCAAGAT